GTAATTCTTTCCTGAGTTTTATATTTACGATGTTGATCGTGTGCCTGCACAACGCTTAATTCATGATCGGATACTGTACCATCCCCGTCCACATCTAAATCTGAAAACTGCGACTTCTCTTGAAGTTTCTTTGGTGCCATAGTTTAACCTCTCTGTCTTTGTGCGTTAATCCTCTCTCGATTTACGTTAGCGCGAAGTTGAGCGATATCTTCCTGACTTTCTATCCTAGCTGCGTCTGTAAGAGCCCGTTGCTGTAGTTTCTGTTGCTCCAATTGAAGTTCAAGTTGATCTGCCTGCGCTTTACGTTGCGTGTCAGCCGCCTTGATGGCCAGTTCTTGCTGTCTAATCTGCACTAACGGATCCGGTGCTTGTCCTTGCGGTGTGATGGTAGCGGCAAACTCCGCAGTAAACTGCGCTTCTAGTTCTGCCACACGTCTTTCCAAATCTTCAGGTGTGATAGCCGCCGCCTGATCAAGAGGCATCGATCGTTGCATTTGTGTCTGTTCTGGTGTTTGTCCCGGTATTGCAAAGCCTTGGTCGCTATAGACTTGAGCGACAGCAGACTGTTCTATCGCCTGTTGCTGTACCTGTTGTAGCTCTTGTGTAGCAATGGCTCTGGCTTTCAACGATATATGCTCCTGTATGTGTCCTATTAAAATACCCTGTATAGGGGGAGAGGCCACCACGATGGGCATCTGTAAAAACACAACGTGTGTTTGAATATGTGCGTCATGATCTTGTCCTTCAAAAGCCTGTAATAAATTACCAGCCAAGGCACGAGCATTTTCAATAGATGGGTCTGTTGGAACCGGCTCTTGTGGTGGTGGCAGTATCTCATCGATGTTCTGCACTTCTAGGGCCTGATACATGCGTTTCATCGCCTGATACATGTTATGCATATCAGGAGAAGACTGAGCGAGTTGTAGCTGTGTCTGCGCTAACGCAACACGTTGTGCCATTGAGAAGATGTTAGGATCACTAACAGGCAGTACGTCAATCCGGCCATCAAAGTCTTGTTGGAAGATCTGACGTGGTGCACCAACAGGCTCATACGGATATATAGAGTTCTCAGAGAATATCCGTGCGAGAAGTCTAAACTCGTTTCTTTGTGCGTAGTGTAACCGCTTGTGTATAGCCGACATCACTTTCATGCCGCGCTCAAGCATGGCGACAGTGGTGCCAACCGGTGTTTCTTGATTCATGTTGCTGACCTGTTGATCAGCGATCGAAACAAATCTACGCCCAGACTCGATCAAAGACCCCAGTAACTGGGTGAGTGTGGCTGATGGTTCTTTAAAAGGTAGTGGTATTAACGAAGCTCTGATATCCCCACCAGGGGCATCGATATCTCTAAACTCACCAGGGTTGAGAGGCTCGTCATCGTTACGTATGCGGATACCTCTGGCCTTAAACCCTGCCGGTAAGTTAGCAAGTGTGCCAGCATCCATAAGCTGTCTAAGTATTCCTGTGACAGCGCGACCTAATCCACCGATCATGTGAATCAAACCAAAGCCATAAAAACCTAGCCCTGGTAAAAATTTATAGTGAACAAAGTATTGTCGCTTTCTTTTTAGCGGGTCACCTTCGTCATAGTTTCTTGTAATAGACAGAACCTGTCCCGATCCATGATCTAGCGTGACGATGTATGGCAGCTTAATGCCTGTGTCTTCGCCATCAGACCCCTTGTCCTCGAAGCCCTCTATGTCAAGATCGGTGTGTATCTCAAGGATAGTGTATTCGTCATCCATGTTGTTTGGACTGACGCCTTCTATCTCGGAGGTCTTTTCACGAACCATGTCTTCGTATTCGTTACTATCAGGCGATAGGTCGATATCGCGATAAACGCCTGCCACCTGTAGTTTACGGATAGAGTTCTCCGACATCCTCAGGACGTGTGTGATACGACTGCTGGTCGCTAAATCTGTACAAGAGTATGGAACAACTAAGTCCTGTGCCTGCACAAAACGAGATACGCCTCGCCCCAAAGCAGGATCGTAGTATACTTTCTTGAAAGCAGAACCTGACAAAGGCAGATAAAAAAGCAGTTGATCAAGGTCAGGATCAAACTCTTCCATAACCTCTGTAATCATATAGTTCATGTAATTCTTAACACGAGAAGCCTGTGCTTCTGTTTCTGTGTTAGATACACCGATAACCTGTGTCTTAACCGGACCACCGGCAGGCAACAGTTCCTTGTACGCCTGCGCTTGAAACTGCGTAACAGATTCTGAAATTAAAGGGTGAGTAACACCAGATGCCCCCTGAAAAGGTTCCGCTCGTTCCTCTTGCCGAATGCCTAGAAGATCAAGACCTCTTGTGTAGGCTTCTTCCCACTCTGACCGTGAACTAAGGTCCTCTTCATACATTGATGTAAGCTGTGTTGAGATGTCCGTTAGTTCGTCATCTTCAATCAGTTCAGCTAAGTTAGCGTCATGAGGCACTTGAGCGACAGTGACTTCTGTTCCAGTAACAGATTCAACTAAAGCACCTCCGTCATCATCCATCGTAACTTCGGCACCTCCTTTGAAATCAGGAGCGTCCTCGACCTCAACGACCTCACCCGGAACAGCTTCTATGCCACTATCAATCAAAGATCCTATATTTGTCGCCATGATCTATACCTATGCTAATAATAAATGCGCTGACGCGGTTCATACGTGTCGTCAGCCTCGTCAGAATCAAGAGTTAAGAAACCACCACGCCTGAAACGAATCAATGCCATGGTCATGCTATCACAGAAATCGTCATGTTCGCCATGGGGAAAAGCGGCACACTCCTCGATCAATTCGTCTGCGAACTTTTTCTCTGGAGCCCATACCATCCCTGACTCAAAAACGGGTGCCACCATGTGCATCCTCGTAAATTTATCTCTGCCTTTTGACGGAGTGTAGTTCATTACAGGTATACCTGTCGATCTTAATTCGTCTGTTAGCGGCGTACCCGAAGCCTTGGCCTCAACGATAACCATGTCAGGGTCCCAGTATTCGTATTCCTCATACGCCACCTGTTTTAGTTCTGGGAAGTTCCAACGTCCCCGTCTGGCATCCATTAGTATGATGTTGTCAGGACCACCATCTTCTGGTTTGAAAACGCCCCACGTGGTGATAGCAGAGTAGTCGGCTGTCTCTTTCTTACTAAATGCCGTGTCATAACTTTGTATGATATAAGAAACAGGTGGGATTTCTTCAGCTTCCCACGTTTGCCACCACTCTTTTTTGATAATCGCGCCTTCTTCGGCAACAGGATGCTGTTGCCACTGTGCATTCCATTTTGATACTGGAAGCGAAGCCTTAACCTTTAACAGGTCGTCCTTGTTCCAAAACTCTGGCCACAACGGTTTGCCGGAAGGCATAATGGCTGGAAACTCCACAACCTCCCAGTCATCCGCCATCACATCCTGTCCTGATGCTTTCAACAGCTTGCCGGTCAGGTCTGTCAGCCCCCATCGCGTCATCACAACAATAATCGCCCCACCAGGCTGTAGTCGTTGTCGAGGACCAGACGTATACCACTCAAACGCCTGATCAAGAGCGTTGTCCGACATAGCGTCCTGTTCTGAATGTGGATCGTCAATAATAAACAAGTCTGCACCACGACCGGTGACCGCAGCACCAACACCAGCAGCAAAGTATTCGCCGCCGCTTGATGTCCCCCAACGTCCCGCCGCTTTGTCGTCAGCCTTTAATTCTGTGTCTGGAAATATGTCGATATACTGATCGGAGTCGATTAAGTCCCGTACTTTACGGCCAAAGCGCACAGCGAGTTCTGTATTGTGTGTTGCTTGGATAATCTTGAGCTTTGGATTACGGCCCAAGAACCATGCAGGCATCAGGTAACTAGCAAACTCTGATTTACTATGACGTGGCGGCATATTGACGATTAGCCGTTTTAAATCACCCCGCGCCACCCGTTCTAGCTTCTCTGCGATAAGTCTATGATGATATCCCTCGATAAACCCGTCATAGACGTGATGCACAAAGGACATGAAATTATCTTGCGCTTTATCCCGTAAATCTATTCTTTTCTTAGCCTCAACAAGACTAAGGATCTCTTTCAATGCTTCTTCGGGTAAAGTCTCTAGTTCCAAGGCTATTTACTCTCGATGTCAGTAGTAAATGTTTGTGTGTCCTTACTAACAAGTTTCGGGATACAAGAAGCCAAATAAGGTAATGCTACCGCCCTAGCCATCTCTCTGCAATCATCCATCTTAGCGTAAGGAACCGCGCTTAGTGTATGATTAAAGGACGTGAGGACCACTAGCATATATACAAGTTTCACGTGTCAAGACCTTTTCGAGGATGACAAATTATATTTGTGATAACTCCCGCGCTTCCAGGATAAAGAACGCCTATTAAATTATGCAACGCATAAAAGTTTTTTTCCGCATGATCGAAGCAATCTTCTACATCCTTAAAATATAACGGATCACCATCATGAGATACAACGCGAATAGCGTTAGTGGCATTCAAAGGTTCCGGTGTAAGAAATAGAAAGGTGAAAACCAGAAAAAATTTCATATGTTCCCCTCTGTTATAACCAGGTAAACCATAAACCCGATTAACGACAGAACTCCGGTAATAAACAAAACAATCAAGCCAGCAATGATAATCTCACGTTTCTTCTTGTTCTTTTGGTCCACCGCATCCTTTTCTTTTCTCGCCTGAAGTCGATACTCCCTTTCAAGCTGGATAAATTGATTCCAGGACCCTGGTTTTCCGTACAGCTGTAGAAACTCTCTTAGTTCGTCACGCTGTCTTTGAATAGTCTGTATATGAATAAGCGTCTCAACCGCTCTCTCACTTGCACTACTACCAAGACGTGCCGTCTTCTGAGAGTGTTCTTTCTGCACAGCAGAGCATCCGGCAACCCACTTCGATAAAGCCGAAGCACAGTCAGTAACGTCACGTCCGTTACGAATAGTCTCTTTAATAATAGCAAAAGCCGAGTTGGCCATTTTGATGCCTGCAATGGCACCGGTAATTGTTAAAGGGTCCATGGTCCACGTCCCTTAGGTGAAGAGCCTCCGGTTCAGTATCGCCAACTGTGTTTGTAGGTCGGCTATGCCGCCCGGTCGCGCAAACTGGGTTCTCGTAACGGGCACAACCTGCCCGTATTGAGTACGAGGTGTAAATGGTGTTGACGTAGCAAAAGGCAAGATCTCAAAAGGACGGGGAGTTCTTTCTTCAACCGGAGGTTCTGTTTCTGGGCTCGGTTTCGGTTTAGCCTCCTCAACCATATTATCTCCGCCTTGGTCTTCGTCACCTAATAGATCTCCTAACAGATCTACATCTTCTGCAAGCTGTGCAAACTGTATATCGGAACCCGGACCAGCGGCCCCCTCCGCAGCGGCTTGAAGATTTCTGTCATACGCTTCTTGAAAACCCACCGCTTCTGGATCAACTTCGGGACCTGTAAATTGTTGGGGCTCTGGAAGATCAGTGACTGTAATCTCAGGACTAATAGCATCTCTTTCAGCTAGGGTCGCACTTAATAGATCCTGAAACTCATTTTGTTTTTCAAAACGATCTATTTGAGTTTGTATGGCCTCTGGATCAGCACGACCAACTGTCGCGAGACCTTGAGCCACTGCCTCGTCCAATGACATAGTAGGAGGCCCAAGATCTTGTTGCTGAACTGTGTCAAAAGTCCCCTGTCTGTTGCCTATAGCTTCTTGCGTTGCTGTCGCGGCTAGATCCCTTGGTGCTAGATCCAAACCAAGATCGAAAGTGGTTGGATCGACCATAGACGCTACCATCGCGGTAGGACTTGCCATAGGAGCAAGATCCGCGAACCCTTGAGCTATTTGACTTCCAGCGACAGCCGCTACATCAGCAATAGATCCCGTTGGACCAGGGCTGTAACTAAACTGGCCTTGTGGATCTACGCTGACTTCTACATCACGGCCTTTTTCTTTAGCGTTCTTTTCTATCGCGGCGGCTATTGCTGTGTCTGCTTTTGCAACCTGTTCATCGAAATAATCCGCCTTACGATTACCAAACTCATCGTACTCTCCGATACCCGCTAACTCTGCAAATGCATTATAATCTGTTTCATACAGGCTATCGATCGCAGCCCCTTTAACTGCGTCATACTGAGCATCTGTTAAGCCTTTGTCAGGATCTACTCCCATACCTTGGGTGAAGTCATCAACCGACATATCTTGCATATCGGCAGATGCTCTATCAACGGCATCTTGTTGTTGGTCAGCAGTGGCTCCTGCGGCGGCAGCAGCATCAGCGGCAGCAGCTGCGGCTGCTGCTTGGTCAGCAGTCATACTGATGCCGGGGTCGTCATCTGGACCGAGACCACCGCTAGAGCCGTCGTCACCATTATCGCCAGGGCCATCGAAATACCAGCGGTCAAGACGGGCCTCGATGGCCGTCATGCCAAACTGTTCATGCAACGGGGTCGGAGAGTCCGTCCACATAGAACGGTCCCAAGGATGTAATGCATCAGTCGAAATGTTACGCATGCTTCAACCTCTTAAACGATCTGCGGTGACCACCTTTTGATCTACGGCGAGAATACGCAATATCATGATCAGGAAACTCAACCGCCAATTCTTTATACAACTCACGTGCTATACTATACGCATCTCCAAAAGGTGCAATAAAATCTATCATCCATAATGAGCCATGGTTCGAGGACCAGTCTTCAGGTTTAAACATTCTGTTATGTTTTAAATACGACTCCTCCACCTCAGGGCTCATCAGCATATAACTATAAAAGCATCTTGGACGACCATTACGATAAACAATCTTAGCACGGCCAGCTTTCGCTGGATGCACAATCAATTGATAAGCGTGGTCTAGACGCCACTTACAATGAGTCGAAGACTTAGTAAAGAGATATACCGCATCCGCAATGAATTTATCCATGCATTAATTTTAGCGGGTTGGGACTCCTGGAGCAAGTTGTGTGTAGCTTGGGGGTGGGGGGTCATGGAGGAGGGACCACGGAACGGAAATACATGGGAATAAATTTATAAAACTAACATATATAGTACACACAGCACGACATGGCCCCAGGCGTTAGGGCCCTCCCCGTCTCGAACCCGCAACCCTATAAAAAGAAAAACGGCCAAAGGGACCCGATCGATTCCGACATTGCCCTATAATTAATTTATTATTTTATAATTTATTATGATTTTTTATTTGACATTGTTGCATGCCGTATGTTAAGACATACATGTCTTAAACAAGACGACAAACAAAAGAGGATATTAGACAATGAACAAGGCAAAAAGAGTTGAAGCTATCAAACAGGAGTTCACAGAAAAAAGGACAAAAAAACTTAATCGATTTCATGAACTAAAAGAACAGATCAAAGCATGCCAAGAGGTTATAGATGAATTGATCCCTGAGTTAATCAAGAGCGGTCATGCAAGATATATTGACGTTAACGGTGAATATTGGATCACAAAAGAACAACTTAAAAAACTACCCATGGATTTACAAAGAGGCGCGTATCTCTACAGAGTTAAAAAGACAATCAAAAGACTTGAAGTAGATAAAGTTTAACCAACCTGGGGGGACTCCGGTCCCCTCACAACTTGAAGGGCAAGACAAATGTTATTTGGAGATTCAGAAAAAGAAACAGAGAAATTTCTACTCTCTTTATTAAATCCCTCTAGTCCATTGTTTCACATTGTAGGAAAGCGCGGATTAGATGAAGTTTTAGGAGAGGACTACGATTTCTATAACAAGACATTCGAACAGATAGAAAAAGACATATGGGAGAAAGCACAATGAAAACTATAGGACTATCTCTTTTATTAACTGCTGGTTTCTTAAGTACCATTATAGGCATGGAAGGTATGTGGAACATTGCGGCACCTATCGACATGCTTCTCACAATCGTAGGCAATTGCGTGTGCATTTTTGTTATCTGCGAACTACTGAAAGAAACACACTAAACTTGTTGTATGCTGTGGCAGGATGTTGTATCCTGTCACAGTAATTTAGAGAAGGGCAAAGACAATGAAAAAAGTAAGCATTCACGAGAAAATAGCTAATCAAGTTATTGAAGCTATGAAAACCAGCGGTAACGATTGGATCCAGTCATGGGCTGTACCCAGTCATCAACAACCAACCTCAGTTGTGACCGATAAAGAATATACTGGGGTCAACTGGTTAATCCTTAGCCTAGCTAAGTTTGATCAAAACTTTACAACGGGAAAATGGGCAACTTATCGCGGTTGGCAGAAACTAGGAGCCCAAGTTAAAAAGGGGTCAAAGGGTCATCAAATTATTTACTTCAACACTGTGAAAATTGACGATCAAAACAGTGAAGAATCTAGAACTATCCCCTACGCTAAACCTTATACAGTGTTTAACGCGGATCAAGTAGAGGGTTATGATTTCCCAGAAGTTGATGCCATGTTTCATGACATGCCTGATACGGTTGCGGATGATCTGGCAAACAAGATCGGGGTTAAAATTATTAACGATAACAAAACCCAGGCACTCTATATCCCTTCAAAAGATACTATCAATATGCCGATGCAATCCCAGTTTAAGGATCCAGAATCCTATGCGGCAACTCTATTGCATGAAATGGTGCATTGGACCAGTCATAAGGATAGGTGTGACAGAAACATAAAAAATAAATATGGAACTAAAGACTACGCCTTTGAGGAGCTAATTGCAGAACTTGGCTCCGCGATGTTATGCGGCAGTTTGAATATATCGGCGCGGCCACGGGATGAACACGCTAAATACCTAAACAGTTGGATAGCTAAACTATCCGAAAATCCAAAGGCAATATTCTCAGCGTCTGCAAAGGCACAAAAAGCAGTAAACTTTATTCTAGATAGGAGGGACGAAAACAATGGTTAAGTTCCTACAAGGATTCCTAATGGTGGCTACACTCGTCTTAACGGCGAGTGTAGTGGTCGATACTCTACCGATATTTATCGAGGTATGCCTAATGGGTATCATGCTATTAGTGGCATACGTGGTTTACAAATTGGAAGGCGTGGAATAAGTGAGGGGAACGGGCAATGCCCGTTCTCTTTTCCCGGCAGCTGGCGCGATCGAACAAGGCCGCAAGGACTATCTCTCTCTTATAAAAAGAGGCATGAGGCCGCAAGGCCGCAAGGATTCTCTCTCTTATAAAAAAGGGCATGAGGCCGCAAGGCCAGCGGCGGAACAACCAACCAATCCAGACTAAAAATACTTGTGTATTTTGTTGCATGATGTTCCGTATAATAGTATTCTAATGACGTTAAACAATGAAGGGCTAGACAATGAAAAAACAATTCGAAAAATTCTTTTCCGTTGACAGTGCCAAGGCCGCTAAAGGTTTAAGCTTCGGCGCACTCAATGGGATTAACTACATGGCACCCGAAAAGCGCAACGGGTTAGGCGTTAACTTGTGCGCGGGATCAAGCGCGGGGTGTCGCGCTTTATGCCTGGGACATTATAGCGGACAGGCCGCTATGGTTTCCGATATTGAAAACGATACCAATAGCGTCCGGTTATCGCGACAACGCAAGGCGCGTTACTGGATAGAAAACCCAACCGCATTCTTGGCGGAGGCCGAATATCACATAGACAAGTTAGTAAACAAAGCGCGGAGCATGAATCTTGAACCCGTGATACGCATGAACGGATCCACAGATATACCTTTTGAGGATCACGGATTAATTCAAAATTTTCCAGATGTTCAATTCGTAGATTATACGAAGCTATACAAACGTTTTAAGAATAGGCCGGACAACCTGTCTCTTACCTTTTCGCGTTCGGAGACTAACGAAGTGACGGCCCGTAAACTTTTAGAACGTGGCGAGAATGTGGCGGTTGTATTTCTTGGAAAGTTTCCAGATGAATACTTAGGTGCGCCGGTTATATCCGGTGATGAGCACGATCTACGTCATAGAGATCCGCGCCGCGATGGTGGCTATATCATTGGACTAACACCCAAAGGCCGAAAGGCTAAACGTGGTGACGTGTTCGGGTTTATCGTTAAGGAGGCAGCGTGATAGAAACATCGAGGGAGGCCGGACTAGATCCGGTCTCACTCAAAAACAAGTGCCAGCTGGTGGCTCTCGGCTGCGTTATATGCTAGGGTCGCAAGATCGATGTTGATTTACTTGCCTTTCTCGGCATCGAAGGCACGAGGCCGCAGGGCCGCAGGGTTCATTGTCCCCTGGTTCTGCGGCCTCTCTCTTTTAAAAAAGAGAATAGGGCCGCAAGGTCTTGTCCAGACCAGACGCAAGGGGCCGCAAGGCCCGAATCACGGACCTCGGTAGCAGAATTACCCTCAAATAAAAATACACAACGGTCCTTGGACCTCTTAACCAAGATGAAAGATTGACCACCACAGCGATTAAAAGCAACATGCCAAGCCGTTTGATCAGGAGAAATCAAAACCTTGTTGGATTTTGCTACCTTCAGTTCTACCCAATAAACAAAACCTTCTTGAGCAATGTGAACATCGGGAACACCACCGCCGTGTTTGTTTTCAATCCTCGTCGCGTGTGTCTTCTTTGGTAGTTTCTTCCTGAGAGATTGCCAAAACCTCGCCTCCGGTCCCTGCGCCATCCTCTGTCACATCCTCGTATTGACCTTCAATAAATGCCTGCGGAAACTGTTCACGTAATTGAGCCAAACGGCTAACGATTTCTTCGCGAGACATATCGTCAACCCTATGCGTTGTCTCTCGTCTATCAACAGTCAGTCCACCTAGACTAGACCGGATCTTCTCAGCATTGATTGCGGCAGAAAACTGTCCGGCCTCCTCCGCTCCAGCTGACAGCTCTGACAGTCTTTGAAGCTGGCCAATCATTGTGACGCCATAGCGGCGTTCTCTTTCCTCTCTAAGTTCTTTTACATACTCAGCGACATGCGGATAGTCTCTACCGTTTAACAGTTTAGATGCATACACATTCGCTTTGATCTTGCTAAACCCTGCACGTCTAGCGCATTCAGATCCAGAGTAGATCCCTTCAACATATAGTTTTGCGAACTCGCGTTGTCTGTTGGTCAGAGTTCGATTGTGATTATCCTCAATATCAGCAATCTTCCTCGCAATTGATTTCGTCATAACAACCCTTTTAAAAACATAATGACACGATATACCCTACCAAAAGGTAACATGTATAGCCAATTTCTGGACCCACTTGGTGGACACTGGACCCACCCTTGTTGAACCCGACAGGCAACAGGTCATATCCTATATATAGGTAGATCATAAACATTCACATACCGAAGTGGGTCCGCTGTCCGCTGAGTGTCCACAAATAAAAAAATAAATTATTGTTTTTCAGTACCTTACTAAGTGGTGGACAGAAACCCACGGTGGACAGTGCGAGATTTTTTTTTTTTTTTTTTTTTTTTTTCGCTGGGCCTTTATATAAGTGGGTCCGCTGTCCCCAAAATAATTGTTGACATATACTTGTGTGTAGTTCATAACTGTCATGTTGTTACATTTTGTAGAAAGGCAAACACATGGAAGAAATTAATCTAAGGATCACGGTCCAAGGTTCACAGCCCAACATTCAAGAGCAATGCCCCGACTGTTGCGGTCGTGGGTTTATCCCGACAGAGTCTGACACGATAGACTGTCCACGGTGCGGTGGTTCACAGTTCATCAAATCAACCACTGACTTTTTTAATATGCTTACAGGGAGGACACGATGACCACAGATTTCTTTGACGAATGCACCGCCGACATCACGATGCCCAAAGGTTTTAGAGACACGACATACAAAAACGATGCGTGTCCTTCTTGGGGATTTAATGTCTTTCAAATTTTCATCGACCACCCTGACCCTAACGAACGTGAACTTGGTCCTGAGAAACCACGTTTCTGTATTATGTTGGAAAAAGATTACGGCGACACTCACACTTGGTCATATGAATGTGAGACGTGGGAAGAGGTTTTAAAAACTGTTTCTATTCGTTCATGTGATCCGCCATCAGTATCTGAGGAGTGGCACATGGACTGTCCCGAATGCGGTAGGGATGACAAGATCTTTATTAATGGTCGGGTTGAACTTCTTTTAACACCGGATGGGACAGAAAACACCTGTTCTAATTTTGCTGACTGGGATGACAACTCATACGCCCATTGTGGTCATTGTTTTTTTGAGGGGACAGTGAAGAACTTTAAGATCCCTGCGGATGTTGAGGGATGCAATGGCGGTATCATTACTTTCGACAAGGAGGAGGCATGATATACGTAAGATCCTACGTCTCTAGAATGTCCGACTATTATGATTCGGACTTGGAGTTATCAGGATATGTTTACAGACCGGAGGGGTCCAAGCCCTCCAAGGAGGAGCAAACCTACCTAGCCGCGAACCTCTACATCGAAGAGGTTAACGCTGACGAAGGTCGGTGGTTACTGATCCTAGATCGTTCGGAGTATGTCAGTGATGACCTAGAGTATTTGGAGGGTCTTCTGACAGGTTGGGCGACTAACGAATATGACCAAGGTTTTGAAATCAAGGAGAATGCATAATGCCAAATTGGGTAAAAAATGAGTTAATCGTAACAGGCAAGACTGAGGATGTTGC